AAGAAACAAATCCCAACTACGCACTTCTTTTCAATGCTATTCAAGACCAGAAATATGATATTGTTGATGGTAAACCTGAATTAGTTTCCGGTTATCGTGGCGCTGGCCTTGAAGGTTCGTCGCGTTCTGGTAAAACATGGTCCGGTATTGATATTATAATTTGGTTATGTCTTTTTTATGAGCCTAACGGCTGTACGATCAATATTTACCGTGAAACATACAATGAGTTCAAAACAACATTGTACGATGATTTTAAGCGCCGATTAGATGATTATGGCTTGCCGAATAAGTTCAAAGATAATGATGAGATAAAAAGCTTTAAGATTGGAAATAGTAAGATATATTTCATTGGTGATGGTAAACACGGTGGAGGTTGTGATTACGCTTTCTTTAATGAGGTTATGTTCATAAAGAAATCAGTTTTCGATCAGGTTAAAATGCGATGCCGCAAATTCTGGTGGGCCGACTACAACCCTTCATTCACTGAGCATTGGTTCTTTGATAATGTATTGCATCGTGAAGATGTAGCATTCTTACGAACTACATTTAAAGACAATAAGTTTATTTCTGCTCAGGAAAGAAACGAAATAATAATAACTGAGCCTTGGAAGCCTGGATCATACATTGTAAAAGATGGTGTGATTCATTGTTTCAGTAAAGAAACAGGTAAGGTTGAGCCACTATCACCAACAAATCAACCTCCTCCACATCCGGATAATATTAGAAACGGTACCGCTGACGAAAGTTATTGGAGAATATACGGATTAGGATTAAGAGGAGCAATGAAAGGGCTTATTTTTCCTTTTGTTACATGGATTGATAAATTTCCAGAAGATAAAGCACCGATCTACCCAAATGACTTTGGATTTACAACCGATCCAAATACTCTTGTAAAATATGCAGAAGATGAGTTTAATATTTGGATTGAGCCATTAAGCTATGAACCAATAGAAACACCGGAAGCTTTATCCATGTTGTTAGACAGTTTAGGAATTGATAAATCGAAAGATATTATTCCGTGTGATTCTGCTGATAAGTATACTGGGGAAAACAAAGGAACAGTTGAAATGGTAAAAGGCCTTAAAAAGCTAAAGTGGACAAACGCATATAAGATTAAGAAAACTAAATCTGTGATGTTTTGGCTTGTTTCAATGAAGAAAAAAAAGGTTCACATTGTTAAGAATCATTTGTACAAACATGCACTTAAAGAACAACAAAATTATAAAATGCGTGAAATAGCAGGTATTGCAATAAATCAACCTTTAGATAAATTCAATCATATATGGGATGCTGCAAGATATGGGCATATTGCTCATAATTCCCCAACAATAACATTGGAATCAAGCCGAGAAGCAATTAACAATATAAATTATTAATCATGGAAGTAGAGTTCTTATTACAATTAAAAACAGAGCCAGATAAGGTCATTGCTAAAATTAAAGAGCAATCCAAAGATGCTGCTAAAATATTAAGCTATCAGAAGGAATATAAAGAACATGATAGAAGTATTAGAGATACACAAGTAGGGAATATTCAAAAAGATAAGATTGTCGGCACTGGTGAAAAATCAAAATCAGTGAAAGCTGTTCGTATTCCTATTGATTATCAAAAGAAAATTGTTTCAACAGCTACAGCTTTCGAAGTAGGAAAGCCTGTAACATTAATTCCATCGGAAAGAAACGATTTGTCTGAATTAATAAAAATGATTTGGAAAACAAATAGAATTGATGCTTTACTGCAGAAATTAATATACTTGAAGAAAGCAGAAACGCAAGGTGCAATTCAGTTTTATATTGTTGATATAAAAGAAAATTCTCTATTTGGAAAAATATTAAATTTTCTAAAATTAAAATCGCAAGCAAAGGAAATAAAATCAAAATTACTTGATAATACTAAAGGTGTAATGACTCCTTTTTTTTCAGGTGATAATATGGTTGCTTTCATGTGGGAATATAAAGCAAAGAATGCAGCAGGGAAGGAACTTAATCATGTCGAGATATGGGACAACTTGAATTATCATTATCTGAATGATGAAAGTGGTAAATTAACATATATGGATAAATCTATTCCTCACGGATTTGATAGAATACCAATTGTTTATGTTAATCAGGATGAACCAGAATGGTTTATTGTACGTGAACTTATAGATAGATATGAAACAACTCTTTCAAAATTAGGAGGCTCAAACGATTATACAGCTTATCCTTTACTTCAGATATTCGGTGAAGTTAGTTCTTTTCCTGATAGGGATGATAACGGCAAAATATTAGAATTTAAGATTAAAATTGATGATGAAGGAAAAGAACATCATGGTAAAGCCGAATTCTTAACAGCCGAGAATTCAGCTGAAAGGGCCAAGTTAGAATTTGATAATGTAAAAGATTTGATTTATTCAATTTCTCAAACTCCTGATTTATCATTTAACAACTTAAAAGGAATGGGAGATGTTTCCGGAGTTGCTTTAAAACTTATGTTCTTAGATGCTGTTATAAAAGCGACAATGAATGAAGGTGATAATCGAACTATGATTGAAAGAATCTTGAATATTATTACTTCTGGAGTTGTTAAAACAACCAATCAAAATCTCGCCAAGTTTGCTGAAATTTTATATTATGATATAAATTTCAATTCGATCATTCCAGATGATGTTAAAAGCGCTACAGAAATCATTACTTCACTTAAAAAATCTGGATTGCTGTCAACAATATCTGCAATTAAGTTAATTGATATGGTTGAGAATCCAGATGAAGAATTAAAAATTATACAAGACGAAGCAAAAGCTTCTGGTCCAGCAGAAATAGTAGAATAAAAACTTTAAAATATTATAAAACAAAATCCTTATTTAGAATGATTCTAAATAAGGATTTTTTATTTACATTTGTTGAGTAAAAAATGTATAACAAATTATTTCAACATGGCAGTAGATAAATTAAAAGTGATTGCAAGACTTAAGGCATTATTCCCTAAGGCTAATCTGTCACAAAAAAGGTTAGACGCAATTGCGGATAAACTTGCTAAAAAGCCGGCTGATGATGCCGATGATACAGCTATTGATGCGGTTATCAATGACTTTAACGATGTGATGAGTATCGAGGATATCGCCAAAGACGATGATCGAACAAGAACTCTTGAAGCGGAAAAACAAAAAGGAATTGAAGAAGCAAGAAAAAAAGCTGGATTAGATCCTGTGGAAAAGACAACTGAGAAAGTTGAACTACCAGACAACACTCCTGATTATGTAAAAGCAATTATGGGAAAATTGGATAGTGTGACGACTGAATTAGAATCAATTAAAACAGGAAGAGTTACTGAAACAAAAAAAGCATCTGCAACTGATCATTTCAATAAATCTGAAATTCTGAAAAGAATTCCTGAAAGCGTAAAGCAAAATTGGATTAATCGAATAGATGTTAATTCAGAAGTTTCTTTTGAAGATCAAATTAAAGGTCTTGAAACTGAGTATGGAGAATTGGTTCAGATCTCTGCCGATAATAATCAATATGCTCCAGCAGCAGGAGGAGGAAGTCCTTCCGATGTTAAAGTTGATGATTCTGTAGTTGAAAACATGCTTAACATTTAAATCATTGTTTAATCTAAAAATTTAAAATTATGTCGGGAACTACCGCAAATTTAAATAATACCGGAGACAAATTCGATTCTGCAAATGACAGTATCGTGATTGTTTCGAACTTGGAAACTATTCCAGGCGGTAAAACGTTGGACGTAACAGGCTTTACACCACCTGTTATTCCAGCAGGTCACGTAATTATCGAGGTTACTGCAACAGGAGTTTTAAAGCCAATGCCAGTTACAGGAGATAATTATGCAGCTCTTCCAGCTAATCACACTTATAAAGGCATTGTTATTTCAAGCGTTTTAACAACAAAGCCTTTCGTTGGAATTATGGTTAGAGGAACTGTAAATAAAAACGCTTCAAAATATGGCATTGCATCGATTCTTTCGGCATTGTCTACAGCCTTACCATTAATTAGATTTACAAAAGACTAAGCTATGAATCAATCATTATTCGTACAGTTTATTGCTTATTTCAAAGCAATTGCAAAAACCATTGAAGAGAAAGTAAATGGTAAAAAAACCGAGTTGACATACTTATACAAAGAAATGTTGACTGAAGAGCTTAGTGTTGATTTACAGTGGAAAAGTTTAACTGTTAATTCAAACATTGTAGCTGCTGATATTGTCGCTTTAGATTCAGCTTTACCATTAAAGAAACGAGATTCTTTTGGTACTGCATCAGGTGATATACCAAAATTAGGAATGAAATTGCAACTTACAGAAAAGCAAATGACAGACATAGACGTGCTTAAGGCGCGTAATGTTGAAACTGCTGTTTTAGTAGATAAGATCTTCCAAGATGAGGTTAAGTGTACAATGGGAGTTCATGAGAAGTTGGAGTTTATTTTCCTACAAGGATTGTCTACTGGCGTTGGCTTAGTTGAAGATGAGAATAATGTTGGTACTGGAGTTCGTGTTGATTATGGCTACTTACCAGCAAATAAATTTGGAGCATCGGTCCTTTGGTCAGACGTGAATTCTAAACCTATTGATGATATCAATCGAATTAAAAAGATTGCTACATCAAAAGGAGATAGCATTAAGTTGTTAATGATGTCAGATTCAACATTTGATAAGTTCGCAAGTAATCAACAAACTAGAGAGCAATATGCTTTTTCTCAAAACTTTGTAGGTTCTTCAATTCCTGTTCCAGATAAAGAACAAGTGAACGCTATGTTACAACGTAAGTTCGGATTATCAATTTTAATAGTGGATAGAACTGTAACTACTGAACGTGATGGAGTTAGAACCGTTCATACTCCTTGGGCTGTTGACAATGTTGTTTTCTTAACATCTCCTAAAGTTGGAAAGCTGGCTTATGGTATTCTTGCTGAGGAAACTCGTAAGTCTCCAAAAGTGATGTATGAGAAGTCAGGTTCTTTCATTCTATTAAAAAAATGGAGCACAGAAGAGCCTTTTGCGGAGTTCACATCTTCTCAGGCTTTATGCTTACCAGTCATTAATAATGTTTCTTCTATCTATTTATTGAATACTGAAGAAGCTGTTACTGATGCTCAAACTGAAGGGGATGCAAATTTTAACTACAAAACGGTTAATTATACTAAAGCTTCGGTGATTGCGGCAATCAATTTAGCAACAGGCAAAGCAACAGCTAAAGCAAATAATACAGATGCT